CAGGTCTTGTCTGTAATTCTGTAACGTAATACATTTGATTTCCCCCTTATTCTATCGGTGTTCCGTCCGCATAATGTGTTTCGTAGTAACTGCCCTCTATAGCCTTTATCTGATTGTTTGCATAACCCAAAATGGTTGACCATTGGGCGGCACTCTGATAACTGCTGATGAGTGCGTTAGGGACGTACAGTGTGCCGCCTGTGCCGCCGCTCGCAAATGGGCAGTTGCGGAACACATCCGCTGTTTGTAATGTGGCTATTCCGCTCGTTTTTCTTATGACCAACAAGTTCAACCCTGCGTTATTAAACACGTCCGAACCACCTAATTTATTCATGTCCTTAAAATCCGCATAGGTGAGCGCCGTGCAGTTTTTGAAAACGTACGAGTCGACATTTCTGTTCGAGGCATAACTTGGAAAAACAACGCCTTTTAATTTAGAACAACCTTGAAATACGTAACCAGCCGAAGAGAATAAATTAGCCTGCAATTTGGTCAGATTTGGGGCGTTCAGTTTTTCTAGATTTTGGCAATTTGAAAATGCATAACCCTCAATGTAAGGATCGCCCTCTATAGTCAACTCAGTGATCCCGTTGCAGTTCAAGAAAGCCCGTTCTTTTACTGTTGCAACGGCAGATGTGATAGTTATTGCTCCGTTTGGTTCTGTCTTGCTCGCAATACCATCTGTAGTCCAACCTCCCCCACCGCCATACCCGGCAACAAGCGTCCCGACAGCATCGGACAGATTAGTGTCTGATGCCCCTGTGGTTTCGTTTGCGTACTGAGTCAGCGCATTAATCGCATCTGTAAGTGGTGTTGTTGTCGGCATCTCAGATCACCCCCAAAGCAGTTAATGCGCTTGAATAGTCCGCATATACATCATCGAGATGGCTCTTGTCCGTTGCGCTCATCAGACCCGCCGCACTCGTTGTTGCGTTGTTGATGACCACTGCCCCGGTTGCTCCGTTGACTGAGGTAACGGGTGGAACGTAGGATGCAGGCATTGCTCCAACATCTGCCGCATTCAGTGCCACCGCACCTTGCTGACCGTTAACGCTCTGAACAGGAGCGGATGAAATGAACCCACTGTCATTTGTAAGATCGGATGTCTTCGTGGGCAGTTCAGACCTATTTGCTTTCGGAGCGATAGCAACTGCCATTTCAGTCTCAGTCACATACTCAGCATCATTCGTAAATGCGCTGACATTTGTCGGCACTGTCGGAATAGTAGGCTTATCAGACAGATCGTTGTACGAACCGCTGAAATCGCTTTTCCTGTTCCAGGATTCAATATCCGTAGAAGAAATCCCGTATGCCGGAGATGCGGTAAACACGGGATCGCTTTCTGTAGAAACTGCCCCGACATCGGATGCAGTAAGCACCACATCGCCTGTCTTTGTATTGACTGAGGTGACGGGTGCAGTGATCGGATGCTCTTCGATGTAGTCCGCAATCGCCTGTGCCAACTGCTCGTCTGTAACGGAATGCTCATCGATATAAGCAATCATAGCATCGTACCATGACTGTAACGGTTCGGGGATGACCGTGTCAGCGGTGATGCTCTTGATTACATGCGTGGTGAATACCACGCTCTTAGCAAGACCATCAGCAAAAGAGATGCGCAGCTCTCCATGCCCATTTCCATCGTAGGCGGTATCTGTGTTCGTTACCGTCCATGTCACGGAATCGGAGTTATTCGATGCGACAATGTACGGCTCAAGGTCTTGGCTTCTCTGATGTACAAGCATAACCGACACCACATCGCCGAAATCGGAGCAATCAAACACAAACCGCCGATGGTTATTTTCCATCTGTCTTCCCAAGAGGATCGGCTGAGATGCCATAATCTTGGAAGCAGAATAATTAATAACAATCATCGCCGTCCCCCTTATTCTTCTGTGTATTCAATCTGATAGAACTTTACGTTCGCTTTTTCGATGAGTTTTCTGACTGCATCGACTGTCTTCAGCCGAAGGTCAATGTACTGCCCAACATTGAAGTCAACAGCGACTACAATATACTTCTGAAGTCTCTGAAAAACATATTCCGGGTATACTTCTGAAATTTTCATGTTATTACCTCTTATCTGGCACAGCGCACATTATGCTCTCTTTACAGGGAGCGCAAGGAAAAAATGCACCCACTCGTTCTCTTCCACAGGTCCTGTGTATAAAGTGTTTGCACCCCCGTTGGCGTACCCGAAAACAAGCCTTTGAGTGCCACCCATGTATCGTTCTGTTGTTACGGCGTATCCGAATGAAATACCGATTGAAAAAAGATACCCACTTGGTAACGAGAACAATTGTTCTGAGTTATTTATCCGTGTTGTTGCTTGCGCTCTAAAGCCGACAATTGCAACCCCACCGCTAATAACACATAGGTTATTGTCGATGACAGTTAGCGCAGGGTTTAATGAAACTTGTTTTGCGATTCCCCCCGGATAATATTCTGTTCCTCTCATATATACCCCCTTATCCAATCGTTGCCGATGTATATGTCGGCAGTTTCCACTCTACTCTGATAGCCTTGTTGTTAGGATTCTGATCGAAATAAATATCGACCTTCCCTGCTCCTGTGATCCATGTCACATTTCCGATATAGTCTCCATTGGGGAAGACAACGTTACACAGCATAGACGATGTGATTGATGTCGCAGTCACCGTCAACTTATAACCGCCTGTATAAATGGTGTTGTCGTATGTGGAAGATGCAGCTCCAAGGGTTGTGGCGAAATAACGTGTCGGTGCAATGGGATACTGCAAAATGCTGACCGCTCCGCTTGCAAAAATCCGAATTCTCGTTTCCCCTGCTTCGGTCAGAAACGCCAAGCCGAAAGTAACATAAGACGAATTGTAATCAACCAGGTGCATCACCGTGTTGTTATAGATCGCAATCGGCTGACCACCGTGATCGATGCTGTCCATGATCTGAGCATATGTTTTGTCGGCTGTGATCGAACTGTTGTTATACGAAGCATGCACAACAAGGCTCTCACGGAACGCCTGTATAATTCTGACATCAGTGAAACGGGCAATCCCCGTAGCTGCCGTGACATATTCATACAGAACAAGATCTGCAATCGTACCGCCATTGTTCAAGTCATCTCTCCGAGGAGTACTGACTGCCGTCAAGAATGTTTCGCTCCCTGCCGGACGGGTAAGATCCATGCGGATGACCACATATCCCGTAGAGTTTGCATCAAGTTGAATCGATGTATTCGTTGCGCTTTCTGTAACTTCTGTTACATGTCTTCCGCACAGAATACCTTCGCCTGTGCCGAGCGTGATGGACAGCGATGTGGCTGAATATGTAATCTCAAATTCATCGCCGATGTCTTTGATGACAAAATCCGAATTCCCGGCGAAGACATTGTACATTGCCCCGTCACGGCTTGCAGGGATTTGGATGTTGTTGTCAGCCATCCCATAAAGTGCCATTAGAAGTACCTCTCTTTCCACTTTTTCTTACTGCCGTATTTGTCCAAGATCCGATGCGGACAGTATGTCTGCTGACGAAAATCCTGGTGAAAATAAATATCTTTATCGGTGAGGTTATACCGTTCCATCAGATCCTTAATCAGTTTCACGGCTCTCTGCTCCGCTTTCAGATATAATTCTTCGCCCGACTGAGATCGGCAAATCTCAATGGCTATAGTATGCTTGCACGCCCAATCGATTCCCATGCCCGTATGGTAAACGCACCAATCCAACGGCATTACCTGTACCACGTTATATTCGTCCACAAAGTAATGGCATCCCTGGCTTGTCTTGGTTTGCTCCACCCACGCATAGTTCTCAAGAGCAGAAAGGACATTATTCGTGTTATGCACTGTAATGCCCTTTACTTCTAATCCGGGAATCCCGAATTGTTCCTTATTCTCTATCATGCCATCCTCGCATTCCATATCTGCGTAAGTTTATTTCTCACCTTACCGCACACAATGTCAACTGACGAAGGGTTTCTCCCCGGTTCTTTAGCAATGGAATATCCTGTATAAACAGTCGAAAAATACTCAGTGTTATACCAAATGTCGAACGGCTGACCGAGCTGCCACGAATAGAAATCCCACAGGTTATTGTCCAACAGCATGGAAAACTCAACTTTATGGTTAACCATCTGCTCTTGCAACCGCTCGTTCACTATGTCGCTTAGCGTTCCTTCGCTGTCAAAAACGTATTCCGTGTTGATCACAGGCAGTCTAAGAGGATTGCTTGAATCTGTAGTTATGCCGTCAAGCGTTCCATAATACGTTCCTCTCAACGTAGACCCTTCATCGTTATAGATCAGCAGTTTATTGATCTCAAAGATTTCGCTAAACGGAGTCATCTGCGTAATTGGCAGTGCGTTGTTGCCAATCTTTACATGAAGCGTTGATGCCGTGCCTATGGTAATCGTTGGATCTCCACGGAACGGCACAACAACATCAACTATCACGCCCCACTGATCGTAGAGACTGTAGAAGAACTCTTCCAGGTTCTCGACATAATTCTGAGAAACCACTTCCACATCGTCCTGTGTCTCAGTGTGCTGAATGAATGTTCCCGTTGTTGAACTTGTGGTTGTAACCGTAAAAGGGAACTTCTTCTTCAGCAGTTCATCAGTGCTGTTGATGAAATCGTCCTCGATGATCGACTTAATCTTCCCCTCGATTGTTGTTGCACTAGGATCGTGCCATTTCCAATCGTCATCGAATATAGACAGCAGCTGCGTACACATGATCTCGTTATCGCTGATCGACTTAATCACGCCATTGTACACAACCGTGCCATAAGGGTCTGCTAAGCCTAGCACATCCCCTTCCTTAACATTCCCCGGAGTGTCAAGAAGCGTGAATGTGCTAGAAGCAGACGAAAGAAGGTCTCTCTCGATGGAGAAACCTGTACAGATTGTGTTTACAGTGGGCAATCCTGCGATATCCAATGCATCCTTGATAAACACCCTATACTGTGACATAGGCATTTCTCCAAGTCACTCTGACATACCCATCAAAAGTGTTATCGGCAAACGTGAATGTCATACGGCTCAGACCCGGTCGGAGTTTCAAGAACGTGACATACACTTCTCTTGGATCACCAACGGACAAGTCTTGATAATTAACCGCATTTGGAATGAATGACCCTTCCCTTGTCAGCACGATACTCTCGTTCAAGTCATCGGAATTAACCGTGACTGTGTCATACGTTCCAAGGACTTTCCCTGCACCATATTTGTTGTTGGCTGAATCGTACAAACTCCACGCCACATCAGTGGACTCTCCCATCACCTCAATGAGCAACGGAGCATCCGCAACCCCTGCGTTATACAGTTCGATATTTGATGTGGAAACCGCACCGTAATGATACGGTCTGTACAGAGGATACATCTTGCCGTCTAGCGAATTATTCCTTGCTTCGATCACATTTTCTGTATCGTTGTACCACATCGTCTGCCGATACATTGTGATCGGGCAATGAAGAATCATGTCTTCATGGTTTACTTCGGTTTTTTCTAATGCCGTCACCCGAACTTGGCAATAATAGCCATCAGCCTTATCGGGCGTTTTATAGTGAAGAGTTATCGGTCTGAAGTAAAGGAACTGCGCAAACAGGAAGTACTGATTGTACACTTCTTCCCGTGTTCCCATGAATAGCAGTTCTCCGCTTACCGAACCGAGGTTATAACTCTCCGATAGTACTGCGTTTGAATTACCAAGTCGCAACACATCAAGGTCAACCCCATAGCCAAGTCCTTCCGGCTCGTTGAGGAAGGTTTTGACATCGTGAAGCGAATACCTCGTCCCCTGCGAGTTGACGAGCCAAAATTCTCTTACATCTGCCATACTACTTCCTCAACCTCTTTCCGAGTTCCTGGTCAAGAATGCCGACCATCTGCATGCTTAATGCCTTAGCCATAGCCGAGTTTGGCGAACCCGTCACGGTGATATGCGGAGCAATTGTTACGTTGTAGCCACCCGAAGCAAAACCGCCCGAGAACCTTCCCGATGCCCCTGCATGTACCGCACCGCTAGACGAATAATGCTCTTGGACATAGACATACATAGTCTTGTCGGGGATGTACAGTCTGTTGAACATGTCTTGAATTCTCCAAACAGTACCGCTTGCCTTTTGCTCTGTTCCGTCAAAATTCAGACCGTTGATTGCCTTTTGAATCCCGTTAAAAGCACCGTTGGCAGTAAGAAGGTTATTATTCCATGCAGTCTTTCCTCGTCTTTCAACGCCATCAAAAGCCAAGCCAAATACTTTTTCCATCTCCCCGGATGCCCGTGTTGATTCACGAATCTGCGTATTGGCGTTGTCAGTCCAATTCTGATTCTGCTGTCTTGCAGCTGCATTGCTTCTGCCGATCATTTCATCGATCTTAGCGATGGCATCATCGTACTGCTTTGTGTTAATGCCCTTCTTGTTGAACTCGTTTCTTGTCTTGATTAATGCATCACGCATCAGTCTCAACTGCGTTTCGTTGCCCTCAAGTTTCTTCGTAAACTGATCGAATGATGCGAGAATGCCCTGCATCTGTTCCGGCGTGCCGTTCAGCACCGCTTCATACATCTCTTGGAAGTTCATGGCTTCAAGAACTTTCTCAGAAGTGATTTCAACTTCCTTGTTGTAGTCTCTCTGCGCTCTTTCAGCATCTTTGAGATAGCCTTGAACAGCACTGTATGAATCTTCGCCGATGTCTTTCAGCGTATTCATCATGTCGCTATCGTTTTCGATGATTCTCTGCAAGTCTTGGATCGTCACATCTTTTCCATCGAGATAATCGATCATCGCATTGACGAATTCTTCGCTTGCTTTCATGCCACGGAAGTCGATGCTTGTCAGCCGTTCGGAGTACCGCTCTGCGGCTTCCTCAAGTTCAGTCATGTACTCAGACTGCTTCTTGATTGAATCTGTGTAAGCATCGTAATTCGCATCAAGCCAAGCCTGTCTCTTCATCGCTTCGGCGAGGTTATTATATGACCCGGTCAAATCATCGACCTTTTCGCCATGGTAAAGAATCGCCCCCGTATCTTCGTCAACGGAGTATGCTTCTTCACCGAGCAATTGATTCAGCGTTGCAACGGTCTGAACCATTTCTTGCTTGATGCCCTCTCCTTCCGCTTCCTTATCATTTAAGGATTCGTAAGATTCCGTAAGGCTTTCAAGTTTCTCGATATAGTAAGATGCACTGTCGATTTCATACTCTCTCTGCCTATACACTTCGGCAGACTGATTTATGTTATCGTTCAGCGCACTGCTAAGAGAATCGATCGACTTCTTGAACTTGAGCGTTTCGTCCCTGGAGCGGATAAACGCTACTACCAACGCCCCAAGTCCAACCGCAGCTGCCCCAACAGCCACCGCAAGTCCGAACTTCGATGCACCACCAAGAACCTTCGCCAATAACTGCGTTGTCCCTTCTGCTTCGATGCCAAGTTTAGTGTACTTTGCGACTGCGGTAGATAAACCGCCAATCAGTTTTGCACCTTTGCCCATGACAAGCAACGCCGGAGACATTGCGCTCACAAAAGCCAATACCCCCGTTACCGCTTCCCCGTTTTCCTTTGAGAATCTCTTAAGGCTGTTGATTAACGGTTTGGCAGAATCAATCAGATCATTGATAATAGGCAACAGCGTTTCTCCAAGTGAAATGCCGACTTCAGTTACGTTGTTCTTGAGAATCTGTAACTGACTCTGTGTTGTGCCATACCGTCTCTCTGCTTCTTTTGTAAGGGCGGTATTCTTATCCCACTCTTCATTAGCCATAGCGATATATTTGCTTAACATGCCCTCGCTGTTGGCTAAACGGGTAATCGTGTCGATCTGCCGAATATTGGAAATATCGACATCGCCGAGGACTTCATACAGAGATTTGCTGATATCTTCTGTCTTCCCAAGACCGATAATGACCTTTTCAATCGTGTTGATCGTGTCGGTGTTCCACGCCTTACGGAACTCTTCACCCGTCATGCCAAGCAGTTCTCCCCACGCAGCAAGCCGTTCGCTCCCGGCATCGGAGAATGTCTTTGCATCCGTTTCGATCTTACGGAAAATTGTACTGATGGCAGAGCCACCACGTTCTGCGCTCAGACCGAGCGAAGACAGTGTGGTTGACAGTCCAAGCACTTCCTGTGTGGACAACCCGACTTGATGTCCTGCCGCTGCCAAAGCCTTTGCCATATAGACAATGCTTTCTTCATCAGTAGCTGCGTTGTTGCCCAAAGCGGTTAACGCCGCACCGAAATTGTCGACATCATCTTTAACATCATTTGCGGAATAACCCATGATGTTAAAAAACTGTGCGACAGCAGCTGCCCCTTCCGTTGCGGTGATGTTGGTTGCGTTGCCAAGATCAATCATCGTCCGAACGAATGGCTGAAGCGAATCAGCAGTAATGCCCAACTGCCCTGCAACTTCAGCGACATTGGCAATCTCTGATGCCGTTGCCGGGAGTTCTGTTGCCATGGTTCTGATCCAATCTTCGATATCCTTGTACGTTGTGGTTGGCGTTTCATCTACTGTTTTATAGACACCTGCCAAGGCTGACTCAAAGTCCATGGCGGCTTTAGCTGCACCTCCCAACCCGGCGGCTGCAACTGTTGAAACGGGCATCAGTGTTCTGCCCAGGTTCTCCATGTTCTTCCCTGCGTTGTCCAAAGTCTTTCCGACCTTTTCAAACTGATCAGCCATCTTATACGCATTGATGTTGTCGATCCGCAGTTTTACCTTCTTGGCAGCATCCTCAAGTTTCAAGAGTTCGCCCGTTGTATCAGTAATTTCGGCTTGCATTCTAAGCCACTGTTTCTCGTCAGTTACTTTGCCATTCTCATCAACGCAATCGGCAAGATCCCGTTTCAGATATTCTAGTTTGGCATTTGTAGCCGTGATGGCGTTGTTATAATCCTGGAACTTCTTCTTGAGTACATCGAGGTTGTTTGGGTTGAACTTAAGTTCCTTATTAAACCCTGTAATATCTTTGCGAAGCGCACGAATAGCGTGATTCATCGCATTTACAGTATTATCGAACGATACTGAATCACCACGGAATTCTATCGTAATACCTTCATGTGCATTTTCCGGCATTCGCTCACCCCCTAATCTTTGACAAACTTACCAATGTCTTGCGCTTTTACTTTCTCTCGTTTCTCACCATTCCTCATCCTGTTTAACCGTTTCGATATTCTCAAAACCTGGATAGGATTCATAGTCATGGCGGTTTCTAAGGGAATTCCCCAGACTATGCACAAAGCACAGAAATACGCATAGTCTAGTTTCAGTTTTTTACTTGCTTATTGTTTTCCGAGTCCTTTTTCGTCTTCTCTTCAATCGACTTGACTGCCGTTGTGACGAGGTTTGCGGTAAACGTAAGATCGCTTGCCACGGACTGATATATTTCAAGATTCTGAAATTCTTCCTTTGTTGCTTCGTTCTGCAAAATCTGCCCGTCCGCTATTTTCAAATACATCGAACACGCTAACGCACGAACAAATCTGCCTGTTGTGGCTTCACTGTTGTTGTTCCCAAACAGAACATTAATAATCGGCTCACCGTATTCCTCTTCAAACAGTTCTAAAGCCTTAATTGTTAAAGCAAAACTGCATGTCACACGTTCGGGGTCAAGTTCTACGATGTCTCCGTTAACAACGCCAAGTTTAGGAATTTCAAAAGTGTGTTTTAGAATCTCCATAATTCAAAATAAAGGGATAGACCGTGAAGCCTATCCCTGTGTCTCCTTTCCTTTAATGCCCAATATTACGGATTTGTGCTTGTCGGCAGAATAACAGCCGTTGTGAACGAATCGAACAGCCTTGCGTTCTCTTCTGTGCGGTCAATATAGAAATACTGAACCGCATTGCCGTTTGCATCCTTGGCAATCGAGGACTCTGTGGCAGTATACTCGATTTCAATCTCAGCTGCTTCGACTTCTTCCTCGTCTGTGGAACTTTCCATAGTCGGCTCAGAAGCCTTTACACTGTACAGGAAGTGCAGTCTGCGAGAAGTTGTGCCATCCTCGCAGTTCTCACCGCCTGTTTCAAAGAAAATGCAGTGATTTGCGAATGTGCCTGTATCTGCAAAACCGCCGTTCGCCTGTGCCACGAAGCCAAGGAGCGGAACGTACGCAGCCGGAATGTTACGCAGTGTAACCGTAGCGGTACGAACCTTTGCTCCCTTTGCAACACAGAATGTGACATCATCCGCATAGATGTTTGTGTCTTCCTGGTCGACTTCGATCTCAGCAGACACAAGACCCGGAATCATCACAGGAGTGCCGAAAGACGGAGTATCGCCCGTTGTTGTAATCGGTGCGAAACCGAAATTCTTATTACCGTGAATAATCTGACCCATTGTTATCTCCTTATTTGATATTGACTTTTATGCCAATGTCTTTCATGTCATCGATGAATGTTTCCTTCTGCTCGTCAAATGTCTTGTGTATGTGATTTACGCCGTGAGCATACCCAACGCCACCCTTTTTGTTTACAATTAAATGACCGTTTTCCAACAGCCACGTTAACTGCCAGTTATTCCTGTTCCGCACAATTGCTACAGGTTCATGCTCATCACGGTAAAACTCTGTATCCCATGTGCTGTTATAGGTATTGTTACGCCGATTGCGTTCCCACACGGGGCGTGTTTTTAGTGTATGCTCTGCTTCTTCGGCGTTTTTGCGGACAATGTCTGCCATCCCGACTAACTCTACGCTAATTGAATGAAAGTCTTCGATTTTAGTCCATTTCATTGCACAACACCACCGTTGCATTATTCCGAGAGATGTAATACTCAAACTCTAATGACTTGTCGAACATAGTGGACACGTTAATGTAATCCTTAACGTAATCCGTGAGTATTTTACGATTGTCAAAATCTTTAGTAGCCACAGTGATCTGCAGCTCAGTCTTGTAAGTGCCTTTATCATCCCACCCGATCAAACGGTCTGTCAGATAATCCAAGAAGATATAATCGCTTCCGTTCATGTCCTCAAGATCGCCGATGTGTACGGGTACGCCAAGCGGATTGTTCTGTAAATACTCAAAGATGCCCTTCTGTGTGTAAATCACGATGACACCTCTTGCGTATCAAGAATGTAACGCATGCCTGTCTTATAATAATTCAAGATCTCACGCACACGGTACTTCATCCCATGGTATTCAACGTACAACAGTTCGTACCGCTTGCCGTCTTCTTCGATATCCTCAATCAGATCCTTATTTACAACAAAGTTCCGGCTGTTCCGCATCAGTCTTGTTGCAGTGCCTGTCACGTTGTAGTAATTAAGGCTGAAATTCCGAATCACTTTGACCTTAGCAATACGGCTAATGGTAATCTCAGTCGGACTACCATTAGCCTTTTGTCCTTGACCAACGTATATCAGCGTTGCTTCATCGAAATATTGCATCGGAGAGTATTTACCCGTGTAATGTACTGTTCGGTCATGAAATTCATGTCGATGTCGAAGTCTAAGTCCTTCATGATTTGGTAGCCGATACAGACACAGTAGTCATTCCCTGCATAGGGGGATTCCCCCTCGCCCGTACCGTCAACGAAAATATAATTCCCGTCTTTGTCCACCGCATCAATCCAAACGCCCTCGTTGCCGAGTTTTGATATTGCACCACTTACAAGAATGTTTAACTGACTATCGTAAATACTCGATTCGGAAATAGGTAAAATTTCCACCACTTTGGCTTTGACTGTATCAGCGGTCAAAACGCTCATGGAATCACCCCCTTATCCGATTGGCTTGGTTGCCTTTCTGCTCCGTCTCTTCGGAGTTTCGGGCGTTTCAGCGACTGCTTCAGCCGGAGCAACCGCCGTCTCGCCGAGATCCTTGACATAATCCTTGCACAGTTCATACTGCCGATCAGAAATGTACAGAACACTTCCCTTATGTACGGTTACGCCAAGTCTCTCAACAAGTACTTCTACCTTTCTCATGCCCCGTCACCCTTAAGCCGCCTTGTTCAGCTGCGCAAAGTGCTTCAGACGGACAACATTGCCTGCGACATACAGTCTGCCGACCATGATTGCCTTGTCTTCCCGTGCCATGGTGTACGGATCGTACAGCATCTTGACGGTTTCTCCTTCCGGCATGTTCAGACGGTAGCCACGGAAGTTACCAACAACTGCCCAAGCCTGCCCTGCTGTTGCATCGTCATAAGCCGGGAGAGCGGTTGTGAATTCAACACGGATACCATTGATGAAGTACTGCGGTCTGCCTGTGTTGTCTGTGGCGATCTGATAGATCGGGCGATCCTGCAGATCCTTCAGACCCATGTAGTTACTGAAGAAGGTCTTCTGATTCATAGCAACAACCAGGTTCTCAAATGTATTGAGTTCAGCGACTGCGCTGTTAATGGCGTTGAATGTCAGAGCAGAAGTTACCTTTTCGGTATTGTCATTGCCAACGATACCGACAACGCCATTGCCCTGTGCATCAGCAGAACCACTGATGATGGCATGATCAAGCAGGAGAACAACACGGTAAACGAGTTCGTCAGCAAGATACCGCATGAATTCTTCCGGGGACATTGCTGCGAGTTCGTCAGTGATGCTGATCCACTTCTTGATCATCTTCGGCTTCAGAAGGATCTGACCGAGAGTGATTGTCTCTTCAGCCGGAGCATTGCCGTTTTCATCATGCCAAACAGCCGGATCTGCAGCTGTTTCAACCGGGATCGCCATGTAACCCTTGACGAAGGACTTGCTGACGATACGGGAGAACTTGCCGAACTTTTCCCACGCAGTTTCAACATAACCCTGCATCAGTGTCGGAATCGGCACGTTGTCCATTGTTGTAGTCATGGCACGCAGTTCTGCATCGTTGTTGGAACGGATGCTGTCAACCCATGCCTTCCGATACTCTGGAGTATCGAACTGATCGATTTTTCTTTCTTCCACCTTAACTCTCTCCTCAACCTTTGTCGGTTCAACATTGCGGATCAGTGACATCCGCTGTTCCTGTTCCTCAAACTTGCCACGGAGTTCTTCAAGTTCCTTAACATCCGCTTCAATCTGAGACGCTTCCGCTTCAAGAGCGGAAACTTCTTCTAAAACGGCATCCCGTGTCTCGACATCCGCAGATTCAAAAACGCCACGCTTTTCGGTAATCTCATCAGCAATGGCGTTCTTGCGTGTATTCAGTTTGTCGATTTCGGACTGAGCCATTTCAGCAGAAAGAATCTTATCTCTTTCCATTGGTAATCCTTTCCCACCTTTCATCCTGTGCCTTACGCTTTTCGGCAATAAGGCGGTGTTCTTCGGCAAGGGAATCTTCGCTCCTGGCGTAAACAGAAGTCTGCGGATAAGCCGGGAAAACAACAAGCGACACATCCCACAACTTAGCAATTTTTGTGATTGTTCGCCGTTCCTTACCGTTCTCTAGGGTTTCCCACTCTTCGCCGTCACGATCTATCTGAAATCTAAAGGACTGCTTTGAAATCAAGTGGTTTCTCACTAGTTTCATCACATCCCGACCCTGTGTAGTATCGATGACTTCTGACCTTTGGTGTAACCCATCGTTATCCACCCACAACTGTAAGCTGCCGTTGCGAGTCCCTGCCAAAATATAATCGTCATTGTGGTTAAAATTCAGTACCACATCTGACATGTCTGTTTCGTCAAAGGCGTGACGGTCAATAACTTCTTCAAACCAACCGAGATCGGTAGGCTGACCGATGACTGCCGACAGTCCTTCAACTACGTTCTGCTCCCCATCTGCACGGAGTTCAATATCATAGATTCGTTCAAGTTTTCCCATGTTAGTCCACCTCATAGAATTCAAAACGAAGGCCTTTGTATGGTTTTCGGCTTGTAGGCGAATAGGCATGATGACAACACCTTGATATCACCGCCGTAGATACGCCTGTCGCATTTGCCGCATCTTGCCCCGATTTATAAACAACGCCCGTGTCAATACACACAACAGGCTTTGGGGTGCGGTTTGATGGGATATATCCCTTCTTAGCCAAAGACATCTTTGCCTTAACGGCATCGGGCAAATGTTTTCCTCTCCAATACGAACTCTCTTTATTGGATTTGGACATCTTCGCCCTTGTGCGTTCATTTGGATTCCCGTGTTCGCCACCACTGCTTTGGTTGTACCCCCTGTCGGGGTCTGTTAACCGCCACCGCTTTATAAGTGAAATCTCAATGGCACACGCTTCGTGCGATGATAATCCTTCGTAAAGGATATCGTGCGAAAAACCATCCCATCCGTACTTCTCGATAGCACGGGAAAAGTGTGCGTTTTCAGCGTATCCTTTTCCGTTGTTCCACCTATGCTCCGGCTTCCTACAGGTTATTCCCACATACCGTTTCCCGTTGGTCTTATTTGTATGGCAATACACGGCGTACTTTTTGCCGTTATGTATCCTCGTCACTCTTCACCACCATCGTTTGCTTGATCGCCACCCGGTCTGTCTTCGAGTGGCTCAAGACGGTTATAGTTCCCGATCTTGGCAACCGAGTCAAAGTTCTTGTTGTAGAGCAGTTCATCGCCACCTTCAATCGGCGGTAACTTGTAGACCAGCGAACGCAGCTCGTTCGTTGTCAGATCGTTGTGTGCCTTGTACGCAACATCAATCGCCCTATCAATCGGCACATACTCAAACGGATTCCGATAGTACTCAATCCGATTGCCCTGTGTCAGTGCCGTCCGGCTGAAGACCTTGTAATTCAGTTCGGAGACAAACTGTTCAATTCTAGGACGGATCGTCTTCTGAAAGAACACTTCCATGTGGTCTGCGTTTGCTGTGCCGTCTACCACCTTGCCGTTAATGCCGTTGAACTGATAGAGCAGATCGATGTACTTGTTGATGTCCGCTGTGGAAGTGGTGCTGAACGGGTTGCCTAAAGTCTTCCATTCTTCACCTGCATCGAGTACCAGGATGCCGCCCTTGGTCTTCTTGATACGCTCGATGATCTCTTCCTGCTTAGTTACCTTCTCTTCCTGTCCGGCAAGAACACGGGTAGCAACACCACGGGCATAACCTGTAGCTGCACCACCGATCTGAATGATGCCACGGACTGTGCCGTTCTCACGCAGTTCCTTAATAAGTGACTGTAACCCTGCATCGACA